TTGCGATAAGAACTTCGTAATCTCAGCACCTAGTGAGGAGGTTGCAAAGTTTAGGGTTATGCAACTCTTGAACGATGAGTACCGTGAGCCGATGCGGAATAGATTTGTGGACATGATTGAGGACCATGTTGATGTGGGGCATTGGACCTACGGCACAGGTGCGTTGTTCGAGATTGTTTATTGTGAGGAAGAGGAGGATGCGGACGTTACATTCGACAGCGTTGATTTAGATTTGGCTTGCCTGATTGAAGACCCAGATGAAAACTGGCAGGCAGAAGCTGAGAGAATTAGAGCCCGATTGTGGGCATTACAAAAGAAGATGGGAGTATAGTTATGGGTAGACCAAAAAATATTGAGAACATGACACAAGAAGAGCGTATCGTATATTGGGAAAAGCGGCGAGAGCGCGAGGCTTGTGAAAGATTGGAAACTTTCAATGCCTTATCTCCTGACCAGAGGCAGGCGGTGAAGGATTTATATGACAAGCTGGACAGTGTACTGGACACAGTTTTATATCCTGACATGGGAGGTATCAGGGCTGTCACTGCTCTTGAGTTGCAGGACCTTGCTGATGCTAACGGTAAGCTAAGATATGAATTTAATCTGGATGTAAGGGAGAATGGATAATGACTAAATTTTACGCGAGAGAACAGGTGCTCGATGCAAAGGGCAAGCCCGTTGCATATCTAGGGACACCTGTGTGCCGTTCGATTGCAGTGCTGGGGGAGAAGCTGTTGCAAAAGCGAAAGACCTTTCCGATAGAGGAAGGCCAGCGGTTTGCGGGAAGAATATATGTGTACCGCACCAAGATGTATAGTGCCGCCGCGCATGGGGTATATGAGATTGTGAACGGCAAGCTGAAGCGACTCAGTAATAGTCAAGTTATGAACTCTTTCATAGACCCTGAAACATCGGACAGGGACCACACATATCCGAGTATAATTAGTAACTATCAGGAGGAAGTCGATGCCTAGAGTATACATTGAATGGGAGTGGCCCGAAGCGTTCGATAAGTTCGGGTTCGGGGACGGAGATGCATGGAACGGTACGCATGAGGTTGAGGGCGAGATTGAAAAGCTTGGCTATACCTGCGAGACTGATAGCTGGGGCTGTCATAACTACATGATACTGGACATCTTGAAGGACGGGAAGTCTATCCTGTTTAACAAGGACAACAAAGGTATCTTGGATGATTGGAAGCCAGAGATAGTTCAAAGAATCAAGGACCGAGGTGCGGCGGACAGGGCCCCAGAATCACTGGGCTACGAAAATCCACTCCGGTATCTGCCGACTGATATCATTGAGCATCTGGACAAGGTTTTTGATTATGAATGGGAGGATGGTTACTATGCTTAAAGCAAGGACAACAACTGAGTATAAGGACAAAGCTACTTGGCACGAAGTAACAATGGTCCAAGAGTTTACGCGCACAGTTACAGTACTGGCTATTGATGAGCAGGAGGCTAGTGAGATTGCAGAGAACAGGTCAAGAAGATCTCGCGGCATGGCGCGGCTTGGCTACAGCCTCGGTGACATTGAAGTTATCGAATCAAAGGAAGTAGAATACCAGTACAGAAAAAAGAAGGACTACTAAAATGATTGAAGAGTTTGTACCAATGGACAAAGAGCAGGCTGACAAGGCCGCTGAGACGGTGTCTGAGATGCTGCAAAGCATGCAGGAGCAGATGATTGACCCAGACTATGTGGCGTATCTGCTGTTGTCCGCAGGCTTTGGTATGGCGATAGCTGTCAATAGGAAGTCTCCTATCGTAGTGAACCAGCTAGTGGCGGCGGCAATGATGGTTGCCAATAAGAACATCCTTGATCAGGAGAATGGTGGCGAGGAAGAAGAGGAGATGGATGATGACACAAGACATTAACACCGGAGATGGTTCAATGCAGATGCGGCTGGACGCAGGTCGGTGCCCTAAGTGTGACGCTATACTAAACCTGCACAAGGCTGATGGTACAATTCAATGCAGTGTTTGTTCGCTACAGATTATGGACACATCAACTTGGATAGCGCCAACAGAACAGGAGATATCTGCAGGTACAATGCAGATGAACTGGTCCGATGCGGTACAAACTATCGAGAGCCTGATAGAAGAATACTTGACGGAGCCGGAAGACGTTGACCCAGAAATTGCATACGAAGTGAGGAAGGCATGGAAGAGAATTTTGCAGGGATGACACGGTTGATAAACAACCTGTCAGAAGAAGTAATAGAACTAGAGGCGGCTGGTATGTATGATGAGGCAGAAGGAGTTCGTAAGCGGCTCCAGACCTACCGTGATATGCGGAACAGGGCACACCTTATACGAACAGGACTGACCGATGAGTGATAAAGATAACGTAGTATACCTTAACAATGTGATGAAGCTTTCAAAGAACCCTGTCCCTGTCTTATGTGAGATAGCAGGCACAATGTTAAAGGATGTTCTTATCTTGGGCGAGGATGAGAACGGTACGATTAAGATGATAACAACTCAACCTGACACTGCTGAGTTATTATTTTATTTAAAGAGCGCAGAGTATGCGCTGATGGCTGGAGGTATGGATGAAGACGATGGAGAATACAACTGACACTTATCTAACAGTGTGTGACCAGTATTGTGATGGCGATATCAACTTAAAAGAAGCTGTTGAGTTAATCATGGGGTTCAGTGCTTTGGGTGAGGAGATAATAACTGGACTGTTGCAGGAGATGACAAGGGATAATATTGTTCCGTTTGTCAAGAAAGGTGGGGAAGATGTTTAAGTATAGAACAGAACCATACGAGCATCAGCGCGTGGCACTGGAGAAGTCTTATGACAAGAAGAACTATGGGTACTTTATGGAGATGGGGTGTGGTAAATCGAAGGTCCTTATTGATAACATCACTTGGCTCTATGAGAACAAGAAGATTGACACCGCTATTGTTGTCGCCCCCAAGGGAGTCTATCGCAACTGGGAGATATCAGAAATACCGGCGCACCTGCCTGAAGACGTTGATCACGAGGTCTATGTTTGGAATCCAAACCCAAAGAAGAATCAGCGGGAGCACCTATCCGCAGGGGTTGGTCAGCGTGAAAAGCTCCGCATCTTACTGGTCAATGTGGAAGGTTTCGCAACAGCCAAGGTTAAGAAATACATGGATCTATTTACACAAGGTTCGGCTTTCTTACTTGCGGTTGATGAGAGCACGACTATTAAGAACCCAAAGGCCAAGCGGACTAAAGCTTTGGTTGCAGTTGGTCAAGGCGCATCGTTCAAGCGTATCCTTACCGGCTCGCCCGTTACTAAATCGCCTATGGATTTGTACGCCCAGTGTGGATTCATGGACAAGGAGTTGCTCGGCTTCGACAGCTACTACTCCTTTCAGGGGAGGTACGCTATCACACGCACTCAGCGCATGGGTTCGCACAGCTTCCAGCAGGTTGTGGGCTATCGTAACCTAGACGAGCTATCAACTAAGCTGAACTACTTTTCGTATCGTGTGACTAAAGAAGATGCACTGGACCTACCGGAAAAGATTTATACTGTCCGTGAGGTGGGGTTATCAAAAGAACAGTTGCAGTATTACAGTTCATTGAAAAGTGCTGCGATTGCTTTACTCGATGACGGTCAGCTAGTGTCTGCTCCGGCTGTGATGACACAACTGCTCCGCCTTCAACAGGTACTGTGTGGACACATCATGACAGATGATGGTGAGCTAGTAGAGTTTCCGACTCGGCGTATCGATGCCATTCTGGACACAGTGCAGGAGATGTCCGGCAAGGTAATCATCTGGTCACGGTTCCGCTATGACATCAAGAAGATTGAGGCTGAACTAGCCAAGGTTCATGGTCCGAGTTCCGTGGTCACATATTATGGGGACACCAGTGATGATGACAGGCAGACAGCGGTCAGAAGATTTCAGTTCGAGGATGCTAGGTTCTTTGTTGCTAACCCACAGACAGCAGGCTATGGCCTGACACTAACGGCGGCGACTAATGTAATCTACTACGCCAATGACTTTAATCTTGAGACGAGGGTTCAGTCTGAGGATCGCGCTCATCGAATAGGTCAGAAGCATTCGGTGACCTATGTGGATCTGGTGTCGAAGGGGACAGTTGATGTTCATATAGTGAAGACTCTTCGGGATAAGATCGACTTGTCTGCGAAGACCCTTGGAGAAGAAGCTCGTCAATGGTTGGAACTGGACCCCCGGAAAAGTGACGATTAGATGTCTTCTGTTCCGCATACTTGGAGGCGTTGTTATTTGGGTTGCGGGATAGCTGGTGTGGGTACAAAGCACAGGTGTTTGTTTCAAGGTCCACATACAGAAGACGGACGCCCAGTTTTAATTGAATGGGCTTTAACATTCGGGAGATTATGGAGCCATCCTTTCTGCGACCCGCAGTTTTCACATCGAACAGGAACATCTCCCCGTTGGGAGCTAATGCAATCAAGTCTATCGGGCCTTGCTCGATGAAAGGGGAGTAGACATAGCAGTCTTGAGACACAAGCCAAGCGGCGGCAATGAGTTCAGATCTTTTACCATCACGAACCTGATGTGCTGGTCTCATTTTTTACTTGACCCCCTAGTCTAATATAAGATATTATCAAACCGTAACACACTAATTATAAAGGAACAACTCGTGGACACATCTAAATGGAAGTCGATAGCTGTATCGGTAGAAATATATAACATGCTTCGGAAGCAGGCAGAGGCTAGCGACAGAAGTGTTAGCAAACAGTTGGCCCATATTGTTAAGCAAAGCGTGGCAGAAAAGACAGCGGCCTAAGATGAACAGCATCACTATGACAATAGAAGAGTTTAAGCTGGACCTTGCTAGAATTACAGAGCGAACGCGTCGGATAGACCCGAAGGCCCCAGTGGACAAGCACAGGCTGAGTAGGCTCACCCTTGCTCCGTCTAACAAAAGGTTTTATAACGGGCGTACAAAAAAGTAATTGACATACCTCTGGGGAGTGGGTCTATACTCTCCACCTGACCCGAAGGGGTTAAACTTTAACGTAACAGGAGTGTACGATGAGCGATGTGTTTTCGCTATTTGATGAGGAAGTCGATGCCGATAAGTTCGACAAAGTAACTACTGATACAGGCTCCCGCCTGTCTCATTTGATCCGTGAGTCAAAGAAGATTGATGATGAGATTGCTCAAGCCGAGCAGTATCTCAAGGATTTAAAATTCAAGAAAAGAAAAGTGAACGAGGATGATATCCCCAACCTGATGCAGGAGATGGGCATGGATTCTGTTACCGTCGATGGCAACAAGGTTGCGCTCCGGCAGTTCGTTCATGCGCGTATCCCAGATGAGAAGAGGGACGAGGCTTATACTTGGCTACGTTCTATTGGTGAGGGCGACATCATTAAGAATGATGTGACCATCTCATTCAAGTCTGGTGAGGACAACATGGCTAGTGCTGTAGTAGAAGATCTACGAGGGCAGTATGGTCTGGAGCCTGCGCAGAAGACACACATTCACGCACAGACTTTGAAGGCATGGGCCAAGGGCCGTATTGAAAGCGGCAAGGAAATTGACTTTAACACATTCGGTATCTTTGTGGGGACCGAAGCTAAAATTACTAGGAGCTAGAGACTATGGAAGCAGTAGCAAAAAAAGAAAGCACAGCAGTAGCAAACATCATGGATGATTTGTTTGAGGCGGCAGGGCAAGGTCGTGAGGCTATCGGTGCAGAGGATATGCAGATACCATTCTTGCGGATCCTTCAGCCGCTATCACCACAGCTTTTGAAGACGGACCCTAAGTTTATTAAGGGCGCGTCAGCAGGTGACATCTTTAACACAGTGACCGGGGAATACTGGGAAGCTGACACAGGTGTTAAGGTTTTAGTCTGTGCCTTTCAGACTAAGTTCCTTGAGTTCGGCCTTCGTGAAAGCGGCGGCGGGTTCATGGGTGAAATAGATCCAAACAGCCCTGACATCCGTCAGACCACACGCAACGGTCCATTTGAAATGCTACCCAGTGGCAACGAGCTAGTGCGTTCGGCTCAGTACCTTGTGCTTGCATACAATGAAGATGGCTTGACCAGCCAGTTGGTGTGCGACATGAAGAAGACACAGATGAAAGTGTCTAAGCAGTGGAACACAAGACGGGCTGGGTTGAAGGTTATGCACCCAACCAAGGGATTGTTTAACCCTCCAACATGGGCAACGCCGTGGACACTGAGCACTGTTCAAGAGTCCAACGACAAAGGTTCGTGGTTCAACTTCGCAGTCGCTCAAGCTGAGATGACTGATGTGCCAATGGCTGTGCTTCAAGAAGCAAAGCAGATGTACAATGACTTCCAAGCAGGTGAGATTAAAACCAGCGCCGCTACTTCAGATGAGATGAGTTCAGCTAATCCATCTGATGCAGACGACGTGCCGTTTTAAAACAGTTGGAGCAGGGTCTAGGTATCAACTAACCCTGCTCCTCCCTTACCTGTTGGAGTAATAGTAGATGAACCAAGCTACACGGTTCATGGCTGCATTTGAGGGGTTCAGTGCGGCACATGGACAGACACAAATATCAGAAGAGAGACGGGCCGGTAAGCAAAAGGCTAAATCTTTCATCGTTCGTAAACCTCTCACTATAGAATTAATTGTCTCTCACCTCGAAGGTAAAAGCGGGGTGGGTTCTATCCCAATCAATGAAGAAAACAAGTGTAGGTTCGGGGCACTAGACATTGACCAGTATCCGTTAGACCTTGTTGCTTTAGATAAGAAGTTACAGGGCCTAGACATACCATGTGTTACCTGTCGGTCTAAGTCAGGCGGCGCACACATATATTTTTTCTTTACAGAGTACATGAGTGCAGGAGTGTTTCGTGATAAAGCATCAGAGATTGCATCGTATCTGGGGTACGGTGGCTGTGAGATATTCCCGAAGCAAGAAGAGATTCTTGTCGAGCGCGGTGATGTTGGCAACTTTATTAACCTTCCGTACTTTGATTCGGAACAGACGATGCGCTATGCACTTCTCGCCAACGGCGAAGAAGCAGACCTGACAGAGTTCTTAGACCTAGTAGAAGAACGTAGAGTAACTCCCAAAGCTTTCACTGACCTGACATTTGGTGAGCCTGTTGATGAGTTCGCTGACTGGTCCCCATGCCTGTCATGCATGTTTGCACAAGGCATACCCGAAGGGACCCGGAATACTGTGATGTTTGCGGCGGCGGTGGGCTGTAAGAAAGAACAACCAGAGAAGTGGAAAGAACGCCTTGAAGAAATCAACAACAAGTATGCTTCACCACCTTTGCCAGCTTCTGAGATCGTTGTCATACAGTCTCAGCACGAGAAGAAAGAGTATGGGTTCCCGTGTGAACAGGAACCGCTGAAGTCTTTCTGCAACAAGAGCCTGTGTAAGACAAAGAAGTTTGGTATAGGTAGCCATGTTGCTCATGTAGACATAACAGGTTTGTGTGTTGTCAAGTCAGAGCCTCCCGTTTGGTTCTGTGATGTGGCTGGTCAACGGGTTGAACTTACAACTGATGACTTACAAACACCGCAGAAGTTTCAAAAGGCTTGCATGGAACAGATACATGTGATGCCGCCACTGCAGAAGGTAGGCGACTGGCAAGAGCTTGTTGGCGTAATGATGCAGGACATGAGTGAGATAGAGGTGCCAGAAGAACTAACATACAAGGGTCAGTTCATGGACCTTCTTGAGTCTTACTGTGATGGCAGGGTGCAGGCTCAGTCAGCAGAAGAGATATCTATTGGCAAGCCTTTTACAGACGATGACGAAGGTCTTACATACTTTAAGATTGAGTCTTTGATTAGGTTCCTGAGAGGTCAGAAGTTTGACAGCTATAGCCGAGGTCAGATACAGGAGCGGTTGAAAGAACTTAATGGCAGTAATGTAGCTAATGGTAAGAAGAGATTTGAGACAACATCTGGAACAAGAAAAGAGATGCGTGTCTGGTGGGTTCCATCCTTCAGTTCCGAGGTCCAAGTTCCGGGTATCGAGATTGAAAGTGAGGTGCCGTTCTAATGCAGACAACTATCTTCGGTCCCCCAGGAACGGGCAAAACAACAACGCTTATTAATATTGTTAAGCAGGAGCTTGATAACGGAACTAAGCCTGAGAACATTGCGTTCGTATCCTTCAGCCGTAAGGCGGCGGAGGAAGCGCGTGACCGTTCAGCGGCGGCTCTAAACATGGGCTCGGACCAGATGGTATGGTTCCGCACCTTACATAGCTTCGCGTTTCAGAACTTAGGTCTTAGTACCAATCAGGTTCTAAAGGGCTCCGACTATAATCAGTTGGGTAAGGTGCTGGGCCTAGAGTTTTCTTCCAACTCTTCTGTTACTATGGCTGATGGCAACTTGTTTAGCCCCGGCAAAGGAGGTGATGCATATCTGTCTTTGATACAGTTAGCACGGGTGCGCGGCGTTAGTCTTGAGCAGCAGTTCAGCGATGCTAACGACAGAAGGCTTTACTTTCAGCAGTTGAAGGTAGTGAACAAAGCACTGTTCGACTACAAGAAAGATACGGGTAAGCTAGACTTTGTAGATATGATTGAGAGGTTCATAGACGAGGGGGATTCCCCCTTGCTTGATGTGCTTATTGTTGATGAGGCACAGGACCTAGCACCTATGCAGTGGAAGATGATACACGATGTGATGAAGCCACGGGCCAAGCGGGTTTACTTTGCTGGTGATGATGATCAGTGTATCTATTCTTGGATGGGTGTGGATGTGAAGGACTTCCTTAACGCATCAGATAATAAAACAATTCTGCATAAATCATATCGTCTTCCTAGAAATATTTATAACGTCGCGGACAGTATGGTAAGTCAACTGGGTACCCGGCAGGAAAAGGTATGGATGCCCAAAGACGAGGCTGGAGTTGTAGTTTGGCATCATGATATGCTTGGTCTAGACCTAACCAACGGCGAGTGGCTTATCCTTGCTAGAACTAATTACATCGCGAACAAGATTGCAACAGATCTCAAAGAGCAGGGTTACCTGTTCTGGCGTGAAGGTTCCGGTTGGTCTATCTCACCAAATGTATTAACTGGAATTGAGGTTTGGCTAAAGCTATGCAAAGGAATATATCTCTCCGCGAAGGAATTGAGGATTCTCTCTACATTATTAAAGTCGGATATCGTGACCAAGTTTGGAAGGAAGAAGCTTGCCACGCTCGACAACGAACTAACCTACAATCTAGAAAGCATAAGAGAGAACTTTACTACGAACGTCTCCGCCGAGATGCCGTGGTACGATGCGCTCAAAGTTTCAGAGAGGGAGAGAATATATATTTCCTCAGTGAGACGGATGGGCGAGAAGATTCTGACGAACAAGCCGAGGATCAAGATATCGACGATCCACAAAGCAAAGGGTGGAGAAGCGGATAACGTCGCCCTACTACTAGACTCCTCCAAGCCATGTGCAGAAAGCCCTGATCAGGACTCCGAGATACGGACGTTCTACGTCGGGGCTACTCGTGCCAAGAAAGCACTGCACATTATCGAATCACAATCAATGTATGGATTTAAAATATGAAAGACCGACAGCATTTTATTGACACCGCCGCAGAGTTAATCAATGGTCCGAGAGCCAAGGACTATGGACCGGCTAAGTTTAACCATGAGCGTATCGCTACTATATGGAGTGTTATACTTAACAGGGCGGTGACTGCAGAACAGGTGGCGGCATGTATGATTGGTGTCAAGTTGGCACGACTGGCAGAAGACATAACCAAGGATGACTCGTGGGTTGATATCATTGGATACGCTGCATTGGGCGGCGAGATCATAAATGATAATGAGTGAGAGCTATCAAATGGACATCCTAGATTTAGACATGAAAGACGCTGCTATCCAAGGAACGGAAAAGCAATGGGTTCCACCATCATCTTTCCCTGACCTTACTGGGCAAGAGCGCATCGCCATTGACCTTGAGACACGGGACCCAAACCTCAAGACATTGGGGCCGGGCTGGTGTAGAGATGATGGCTATATCATTGGAGTAGCTGTTGCGGCTGGAGATTTCCAAGGGTACTTTCCTATCCGGCATGAGAGCGGCGAGAACTTCTCACAGAAGAAAGTCTTTACTTGGCTGAAGAAACAGATGGAGACACCTCACATTGAGAAGGTCATGCACAATGCGATGTATGACCTTGGCTGGTTACGTTGGGCAGGAATCGAGGTTCAAGGTCCGATAGTCGATACCATGATAGCCGCGCCGCTGTTGAACGAGAACCGGATGTATTACAACCTAGACTCTTTGGCTCGTGAGTATCTGGGTGAGCGTAAGGATGAGAAGATTTTAAAAGCGGCGGCGTCTGCCTTTGGTGTGGACCCAAAGGGAGGCATGTGGCGGCTACCGTCTCACTTAGTCGGGGCATATGCAGAACAGGATGCCGCTGTTACCTTGAGACTTTGGGACAGGTTACGCGCTGACATGGTCAAGGATGAATGCACTGGTATATTCCAGCTTGAGTCAAGCCTGATGCCTGTGCTCCTGGACATGAAGACGAATGGTGTGCGAGTTGACATCGATAAAGCAGAGCAGGCGCGGACAGAATTACTGCGCCGAGAGAAAGAATTAACGGAGGATGTGCGGAAAGAAACGGGTGTAACTATTGAACCGTGGGTCGCCACATCTATAGCAAAGGCGTTTGATGCCGTCGGGTTGTCTTATGATAGGACAGAGAAGACTGGGGTTCCCGCCTTTACAAAACAGTTTCTTGCGAACCATGACAATCCTCTGGCGCAGAAGATTGTAAAGATTAGAGAGTTTAACAAGGCCAACACAACCTTTATCGAAACTATTCTTGAGCACTCTCATAAGGGGCGTATCCATTGTGACTTTAATCCTTTGCGTTCCGACGAGGGTGGCACTGTAACGGGTAGATTTTCTTCAAGCAACCCGAACCTGCAGCAGATTCCGGCACGGGACCCGGAGATCAAAGCTATGATCCGTGGGCTGTTCATACCAGAAGAGGGATGCAAGTGGGGTTCATTCGACTATGCGTCACAAGAACCACGCTGGCTTGCTCACTACTGTTCTACATTAAAAGGCGTACACCGTCACCCACAGATTGATGGCGTGGTGCAGATGTACCATGATGGCGATGCTGACTTTCACCAAATGGTTGCAGACATCGCAGGTATTTCTCGTAAGCAGGCTAAGACTGTCAACCTTGGTATCATGTATGGCATGGGTAAAGCCAAGCTTGCAGGTGTGATGGATATCACAGATGAGGAAGCTACTCACCTTCTTGCTAAGTATCACGACAGGGTGCCGTTCGTTAAGGGTATGGCTGACATGACTATGCGTAGAGCAGAAGAGGTTGGGCATATCAGAACGTGGCTGGGACGGAAGTGTCGCTTCAATATGTGGCAACCTAAGTCATACGGCTACAGCAAGGCTATGCCATTAGAGCAGGCGGCAAAAGAATATGGCGGAAAGGCGGCAATCAAACGTGCCTTTACATACAAGGCTTTGAACAGGCTGATCCAAGGTTCGAGTGCCGACCAGACAAAGAAGGCGATGGTGGACTGCTATGCAGAGGGACTAACTCCGATGCTGACAGTGCATGATGAACTGTGCTTTAATATAGAAAACAAGGAACAGGCCGAACGGATATCTGAAATCATGACCACCTGTGTACCAAACCTAAACATTCCGTTCGAGGTAGACACAGCACTGGTCGATAACTGGGGAGAAGTAGAATGAACTGTTGGCATTGCAGGCACGAACTTATCTGGGGGGGCGACCATGATCAGGAAGATGATGACGGTAAGTCCTTCATCGAGTCTAACCTATCCTGCCCTAACTGCGAAGCCTTCTACTTAGTCTACTTGCCCGTAGAAGGAGCGGAAGATGTTTGATGCAGTCCTAACGGCCTGCCATTTAATGGTTGCAACTGAGTGTATGATTATAGAGAACACCAGAGGACCGTATGATAGTCAAACCGAGTGCCTTGTTCGCATGAATGAGATGTCTGTTGATGCAAGAAAAATGTTTGACAGGTTAAGACTGCCATATGTGATAGTTAAACGCGAATGTCGTGGACCTCAAGCTGCATAGGTACGTTCATCCGCAACGAGCGGCCTGAGAATCGATGTTTTTATTTAAGTAAATCAGTCACTTGGAGAACAGGTCTCTCCTTGGCAGCAGTCGTAAATTACCTGACCACAGGTAACACACTGCTCATGACCGTGTACAAACACAGTCTTTAGCTCTTCACCACAGCGATCACACCGCTTGCAGTGGCGTTTTATCTCAGGCTTCTCCATCTGACAACGCCCTCATCCGTGATACCAAACGTCTTGCGCGGTTCGGGACCTGAGTATACCAGCGGCTGTCAACCATCTGGTCTGCCGCCTCATTCCAGTCACGCGCATCAACACCAGCCTTCATGCCTTTGAACTTGGACAGCCGGGGGCGTCCCATGTTAAACATCATGTTGGCAATGATTTTCTGGCACTCATCAGGCAGGTGTGCAAAGTCAGAGTACAGTGTCATGCAGTCGTTAATCGTGACAGCCATGTCTAGGTTGAATACCTGCTGTACCCGCTCCTGCTCAATGACTGTGCCGACAGGCTTGCCATGTTCCTTGTCTTCCTTGGTCACAAGGTGACCTATGCCGAATGTAGGTAGGCCCAAGTGGTCCAAGTATATCTCGTACTTGCAGCCCTCGTCTTCAGCAAGCTCCTGACGGAGCTCGTTAAGCACTGTTGATTTCATCATATTAGTTGTTCCCAAATGTTAGCATATTCTTCAAGGCAGAGAACGGGTCACTGCCCATAAAGGCAGGGCTGTTTCTAATTGAAGGGGATGCGGGAGCCGTCAGTGGGGCTGACACGGCTCCCGCTTGCGCTGGCACTGATGGAGGGACAGTACCTGCAGCAACTGGTTGTGATTGTACCGGGGTCACAGGTCCGAGGTCTACGGGCTGTGGTACGAATTCTTGAGTTTCTGGTTCCAATGGAACACCTAGCTTACGACCCCGAAGCTCTTTTCTAATAGCGTTGATTTCGGACATTGGTAGTCTATTATTATTCTGCCGAACTCTTTTTTTAATATCAGAGGAAGGAACAAAAGGAACGAACTTTCCACGCATTAAGTCAGAGACGTTTGCAACCTTATTCTTTTTTAATGTCCTGCGTATTTCTGGGTCAGAAATACCAAGCTTACGCATGTTCTCAATAACATAAAACATCTCATTCATCACGCGGAATCGAGCTTCATTAGCGTTACGATATGTACTCAATGCGTTCTGAGGGTCTAACTGATTTCTTGTACTAACAGAACTGTTGAATATTTGTGATGTACTTTGGAGTGCTCGACCATACTCATACCCACGGTACATCATAATGTTCTCAGGCTTAACTTCATTCTCAGTAACACCTGTAAAAGCTCTAAAAATTTCCTGCCCTGCACGGCGCTCATTGCCGTTAGGGTCAGTAGTGTCGGACATTAAAGAACGAGCGAACCTTCCTACTTCTACGCCTGGCGCTTGTGTTTCTTTCTTTTGTCCTTTGAGAGTAATCGGCATGGCTCCAGGAACAAACGAGTCTGCGATATGAAAAAAGCTTTTCATTGTTTTGTCACCGACAGTGTCTTCGTCACGATATATTTTTGCACCTGTTTGTGTTCTACCGTTACGCACAGTAGCGTCAACAATTCTCTCAGTAACAATAGACTCCCCTGCGAATGGGTCAAATATTTCTCCGATCGCCCCCATGACAGCATCTGTTGCGACCTTGCTTGTGTCACTGCCCATGTCTTCGCCACGGTTTACTGCGTTTAGTACCGCGAGAAACGGGCGCTGAAGGTAGTCATATGGATTAGTGTAGCTATAGTCTACATACCCTGTTACCCTGCCGTCTTTTACAGAAGTAGGTAATAACCGGCTGTTCTTCTGCCAAGGTGCGGCGGTCTCACGAATAGCTTCCATCTGCTCTTCAATGTTGTCTATTCCAGTTAGATCCATCGCCATCTTTTGAATAGTTGCTGGTGCCACGAACATGGTTATTGTTGACCCCATAAGTCTACGCATTCCAATCTCACGAACACCTGCTTCTGTGCTGGCAAGTTCATCAAGTGCCTGCTTTAAAGTGTTAGCACTGGTACGAATAATTTCTGCCGGGAATGCAATGAAGTTACCGACAGGCAGTTTGCGTAAGCTCTTTACAATCTCAGGGACCCGTTCGTAGTTAGGCACTGTGTTCTTCACAATGTCCGCAGCGTAGGCATCAGACGACTTGCCAAATGCAGCAAGAACTCTATCTTCAGAGCCGAGTGCTTTTATAATTTTGTTTTTTTCAAACTCAAAGTTGTAAACTTTCCAAATATCATCACCACCTTGATAGAAGTCACGAGCCTTTGTGTTCACACTAGACAACATGCTGCCCATTTTTCCGCGACGGAATGTGTCTGTAAAGCTACCTGAAGTGGGCACCCCCAGAACATCTATCTCAGCAGAGCGAGTTCCGCCCAATCCTTCAGAAACTAGCCTGTCAATCTCACGAATTTGAGACTGTGTACCAACGACTCCCAGCCTTTGTAACTTCTGAAAGTAATCAGCTTTGTCTGAGCGCTTGTTTATATTGTTCCAAACCAAACCCACACTATCCCACAGATTGGACCCTGCTCCTACGTTGCCTTGCATAGTTGCGAACAATCCGGCGGATGTTACGTTACGAACCTGTGTGACTGGAGAGTAAATAGTTTTACTCGCCTGAGATATACCTTTTGCTCTCAGAAAACCTGAGTACAATGCACGAGAAAGATTACCCATTGTTCCGGCATCGCCATTCACTCTTGTGGTAATATCTTTGTACACTCTGTTGTTTGCGTATAAACCCTCAAGTGACCCGAAACCTTTTTCAAGCTTGGTGTAATTAGTTCTTTTTTGAATTTCAGGCAGTAAGTCAAATGCTTCCTGAGATAAAAACATGCCGGACTCGCCGTCAACAAGATTGTTGTTGATGTACTTGTTAAAGTCATCGACTGCTCTAAACTCTGCCATGTCTGCGACAGTGGCTATAAATGCTTCTTGCGGGTCCTTTACCTCGCCTAAAAGTTGGCGAAGCTGTTGAGGTATTGCCTGCTTTGTAGCAAATAAACCTGTTTTAATTTTGTTCTTAGCAATTCTTTCCGGCTTCTGAGCAGACTTGGGCAGAAATCTGTTTGTGTTAGCGTATCTATCGATATACGCCTCAGTAAGTCTTTCCGCAAACTCATCTGAAGTCTTTGTGCCTGTGGCGTACTCTAAGATATCACCTTCCTGTCGTGGAACTTCAAGCTCGTCTGCTACTCTTTCAGCCATCTTTCCATTGTTTTTAAAGAACGAGACAGTTGCACCACGTTCCTTTATAAACTCTTTAGAACCAGTAAAGTTCTTATCTTCAAATATCTTATATCGACGGCGAAGATATGATCCAATGTTATCTTTAATAGCGTCTGTTACTTCTTCAGAGCCTTCCTTTGTTAGGTAGTCAGATGAAATGATATCGTTAGAAAGCTCATCAACTTGGTCCCGCATTTTCTTGGAAGGAACTTGCATGTATTTAGGCAAGCTCGACAACTCTGTCTCACCTGTTAAATAGGAATATAGTCTGTTGTTTAGTTCAGTTCGTGCTAGAGGGGAGCCGTCAGCCATTATCTCTTCAGATTCTTTTAAAACTTTGTCCATACCGGACTGAATTTCACGAAGAGTTGTAGCGGCTTGATTAATATCTGCCTCGACCTTACCTGTTATTTTGGCGGACTCTTCAAACATATCTTGTGTCATGTTTCCGCGTGAGCGGAACACAGACAAGAAAGAGTTCACACCATTCCCAACAAGAGTGTCCTGCTCTGCCAGTTCTGCAATAGGTTTTCCTATCGCTTTACCAGTAGCTAGAACACCACGAGCAACAGGAGAAACAATCGGAGCGGTAGCTTTCACCGTTACCTTGCCCCCAAGTCCAACAGTTTTTAGCGCAGGCTCAACAGCGGCGGCAGCGCCTGTGGCCTCAAGACCAAGCTTCAGTTTATTTGCTATACGGGCTGCAGCAAGTTCTCTGCCCTCAAGACCGATTGTGTCAATAGTTTTTGTTGGCCCGGCATCAAAGAAATCACCGATAGTTGTTACTCCATCAGTGGCTACAACAGCATCTGTTACTCCTGCGGCACCAATCTGCGCTACCTTTTGTGCAAACTTAGGTAAGTTTTTTACACGACTAAGTTTGCTTACAACGCTAGCGGCACCAAGACCGGGCACCACAAACTGCGCTACGACCTCTGCAATCTCACCTGCGGCACCTTCTGGGTCAATTCCTGCGGCCTCTCGAATACCATCGAATGCTTCAGTTACATCACGAGAATAGCTGGTATCAAACACAAGGTCCGTGGCAGCAGCACCGAGTTCCGCGATTCCCTGTGGAATGGCAAGCAAGCCAGATGCCACGCCTTCGGCGATTTCCTGTGTCGTTGACTCTTGGGTCTCGGACACAGGCTTTGGTACAAACGCCTGTTGAATAGGAGCAGGAACAGGAACGAACTGATTCTCTTCCTCTTCTTCGGTTACAGGTATGGGTGTGAACTCCACCATTTATTGCACCGTAAATGTTTGCGCGTTCTTACCTGTGCCAATTGTGTATGTGGACTGCCCCGCTTTCTTTGCAGCCGCGTTTGCAGCTATGTGTTGATCCGTAGATATTTGTTGTGGTGCTTGCTGACCACCCTGTGCCAGCTTACCCATCAAGAAGTTTTCAAAGTCTTCTGAACCCATATCCTTGATCAGTTCAGTTACTGCAGTTTGGTTAGAAAGAAGCCATGCATCCATGGTACTCATGCCAGCAGAGACTAGCCTGTTATAAGAGTTGGTGGTGTCCGTTGATTTTCCTGTGGTAGCGCCAGCCTGTTTGACTGCAATCAAGGCTTCAAGGTCAGACATCTCATCTCCATCTGCTTTAGCCTCCTCTTGAACAGCCTTCATAAGTTTTATAGTTTCAGTGTCTGGGTTAGAAAGCTCTCTTTGAAGGTCAGCCTTCATGTCGAAAATCTTTTCTTCTTGGTTTGCTTTTAACTCAAACAGAGCTACGTTTTGTTCAAAAGCATTACCTGCAAGTTTTTCTCTTGACGCAATTTGTGCCAAAGCAAGGGCTTCTCTTGAACCGACCTGTAACTGAGTACTTACAAGAGAAGTAGCAAGTCTTTTGTCCTGCATTCTTTCTTCGTGCTGTCGTGTAACTCTTGCCTGCTCTGCTTTCAAAGCAGCGGCTTTTTCAGAACTAATTTCTGCACCAACTTCTGAAGCAGCTTGCATCATAAGGCCACGGTCTTCTTTTGTAACAGCCTGTGCTTCGTCACCTACTGCTTCGGCGTAACCTTTAAGACCAACAGCCAACCCTTTTACCACATTTGTAAGAACATCAGGGCTCTCGCCAGCAGCAATCATAAGTCCCGTCATCATAAGGTTATAGTTTGCGTCAGTGCGAATGTCTTTTGCGCGATCCCCAAGAAGTTCTTTTAGAACTTCTTTACGCTTTTCAATGCGTTCTTTTCTAGTACCTTGAATATTAAGAGTTTCGTCCATAGCTTTGGCTTTTTGAGACTCTGTCTTTGCTCCAGTTTCTCCTTGAAGAATGGATAAAGCTTGGTCAATTACAGCATTACCTGTGCCCTGAATTAACTTTCCCTCATCTTCTGCGCTTAGTGAGCCCTCTGTTAATCCTTCAATGGTTTCTGCATCAAGGATAGGAGTAAAAGTAGTAGGCTTAGAAGAAGAGGTTTCTTCTTCCGCGTCTTTTTTAGCTGATTCTTGAGTCGGAGTTGTTGTAGCCGCAAGTTCTTCAGCCGCAGTAGTTTCTCCCGGAGTCTGTGGCGCACCAGTTGAGTATTCGTCATCAACAATATCGTCACCATAAGATGCAGTAGGAACTGTGCCCGGACGATATCTAGGGTCTCCTTCAGTGACAGGCATGTATGGTGTGTCACCAAAAGCATATTGAGCCGCATCTGTTAGACCTTGTATGCCTGCGCCCACTACTTCAATCGGTGAAGGAACATTTTCCAAAGAAGAACTAATATTTTTAGCTAGTCGAGTGGCTCGTGTGTCTGTTGGTAAAGGCTCATTGGCTCTGAGCCTTTCTTGTCTATTGGCCTCAATTCCTTCAGGAGTTAAAGAAGACATAATACCGGGCACTGTTGTTGCTGTTTTAATACCCGCATTTAGTATACCTGTGCCCACAACATCTCCAACTGTTCTTTTTCCTTCTGGCACACCTTGAAACATACGAGCGTCTTTAAGAGCACGAGCTTTAAATAATCTCTCAAACATATTAGGCTCAGAATCAACAACAGGTATTTGAGTAGGCGACTGAGTAGGAAGTCCTCTGACTGAGCGAAGTGCATTACTCAGTATGTTAGATGTTGGGGCATGGTATCCACCATGCGCACGGCGTTGCACTGTCTCTACCATCTCAGGCGAAGAAGCAAGGATACCAGCAGGCTGGTTCGCATTCATAACTTTGTTGAAGAGCTTACGCCGTAATACTTCGTTCATTATCTACCCCTAACTCATCGGCCTTTGACCGCCAAAGAAATTACCAAATCCGCCAGCCTGACCGACAGCACCAATACCCGCGATACCAAGACCCAGAAGCTGGGACCCAAGACTTGGGTTTGGAGTGGTAGTTTGTTGAACTGTTCCCTGTAGCGACGGTACACCACGGAAGATGTCGGACATAAAGCCAACTTGCTGGAATGGAAGCGCCTGCTGTGCTAGAAGGTTAGCTCTATCAACATCGAAGCCAGCCTGCTGTTGCCTCTGCTGTAGGCTACCAATACCCATTAATGTATTAATATCTTGGACATTCATACCCTGCGCAGTTTGACCCAGTGCACCTTGCAACTGCGCCGCTCTTTGCGCCGCCTGCTGTGCTTGCTGAAAACCGGCCTGACGTATCTGACCTGCAGAACGTGCCTGCTGTTCTAATGTTTTTCCTGCCAGCCCAGCCTGCGCAACACCGAAACGAGAGCCACCGAAGGCACCTGATGCAACGCCTTGACCAGATAACTGGTTCTGAGCAATCTGTCCCTGCTCACCAATGTCGGAAAGGGTTTGCTGTACAACTTGATCTTCATAAGGATTAAAGAACTGAGACACACCTTCAGGAGAAGCATACTGCTGTGCTCTATCCATGTATGGCTGATACCCGCCAATGCCTGACATGGCTGTTTGAATGGCGGCCTGCTGACCTCCAGATAAACCAGCTAATTGCTGTTCAGCAAAGGGCTGTGGTGTATCACCTAAAGCTTTAGCCTGTGCAAAAATATCCTTCAGGTATTGTTCCTGAAAGGGGGCTAGTCTTGCTACCTGTTCTACTGTTTGTGTTGCCATTATGCTGTCGCCTCTAGGTCTGCCATCATATCATATATACGAGCCGCTCCGATATCTCTATCTCCGCCACCTGCTCCTCTTACTGCTTTAGCTGTCAGGACAAACTCGCCATCTGACAATCTTGCAGGAACTGAATCTGATGTTCCTGTTCCCGGACCCGCTACTTCGCCGGGGCCATTATGCTCACCGCCTGCGGCATAACCTGTGATAGGGTCCTTCTCACCACCTGCCGCTCTTGGTGTATACTTCTGAAGGTTACGGACCTCTTGGTTATACTCATCCATGTCGGCAGGACTGTTTATACTATACTCTTTATTAGATGTTGGGCCAACTACTTTGCCTCTGGCCTGTCCTTTGTAGCTGTCATCATAGAAAGAACCGCTAGATGTTTCTTCTTCTGAACCAAGCCCACCAGCAAGGGCCAAGGCCCCAGCACCTAGTGCCCCGTACTTCAGCATATCAGAATCAAACAAAGATCCGAGGCCCGTGGACGCAGTACCTTCAGGCATACCCCCACCGATAGTGTTAACTACATTTCGACTGGTGTCACCCAGACCGAACATAGATGTTTGCGTACCTTTGCTTGTGTAACTTGGCAAGAACTTTCCCGGTCCTGTGCCCATGCCTTTGCCGAACCCTGCAGCCTGCCCCATACTACCCACGCCGTAACCCATAGCAGCGTTTACTAATGCATCATTGACTGATTTACCTGCGGCAAGGGACCCAAGCCCTGAACCAATAGCCGCTCCCATTGGACCACCAATAGCGAACCCCGCTACTCCGGCTACAGCCGGCAACGCCTCTTTAAATTTCTTAAATAATCCCATTAGGTAACAACCTTTACAGTACCACTATCATTATACAACGCCCCTGCCCCAAGTCCAGTCGCGGACGTCGGCAGATTAGTCAGGGTAATCGTTGACCCCCGTAGCTCTCCAGGGTTTCTTTCCTGTGAAATAAACAACTCTAACGCACGAAGTAGATCAGCCATATACGACCTTGAATACTGGTCGGGTGCTTCTGGCAGTCTTGGTGGAGCAATCTGGTTGCTAGACATCAGCGTCTCCCATCTGAGCGAAGGTCTACTCGTGGGCTACCGAGCTTCCATCTTGAACCTAGTGCCTCTGATTCTACACGAAGTGCGAAGGAACGTCCACGGACTCTCATAAATAGTTGATCTGTGTACTCTTCGACAGGACTTTCTTGTGTCCTAATTGCATCTGATGAGGACGTATTGTTGAAGTTAGCCCCCGGAAAGTTACGAGCTTTCAAAGTAAATGTAGCCTGCGGAGAACTAAGAGCAGTAGAACCAGTGAAAGTTAAGTCAGGAACCAGCCTTCTTATATATGAGAAGGTGTCTCCGTCACCTATGTCCATTGAGGCAGACTCAATAAACGAGTTCATAGGAGCACCGTCGTCATCATACCCTATTTCATGGCTGTATAAATAGCCGCCGCCGGTAGCAAGAGGGAAGGTCCGAGTACCACGGTCCAACCACGCAGTTCTCGAAAGCGATCCGAAGGTCCACACCTTTTCAAGGTAGTTATATGTAACGTACTTGTTGTTTTCTTCTGAGTCAGCAGACGGGTAGAACCATGTTACTTCGCTAAACTCAGAGTTTACACCAGAAGCTACCTTCTGAATCTGTGACAGGTTAAAATCAGTAAACACTTTGTCTTTTACGGTACATGGTAGCTGTGCAGTCTGACCGGCATAGATGAAGAAGGAATCAATGCCCATCCAGAACACATAGTCCTCAGAAGCAACCGCCGCGTTAGCACTAGCAATGGTGATACCAGAAGCAAGCTGTTGTATGCCAAACGTAAACGGAGGCCCAATAAAACGCATGCTATGTAGTGCAGTATCTGTCCACACCAAGATCTCACGTTTTGTTTCCACAGCCTGCATAAAGGTGGACCCCGCACCAAGCCGTAAATCACCCGCCGTGTTGGTTGCTAAAGGATACCATTGCAAAGGATCTTCTTGATCAGAAAAACGAATAAGTAAAGGGTCTTGCACTCCATTACCGTTCACATCACTGGATCCGCCTATAGCATCAGCGCCAAAAGCAATAACATGTCTATCTTGGTCTGACACCAAAATCTGTTTTGCAATTGTAGGTATGCTTCTTTTTGTACCTGTTAAGGTATTAAGGGCCACTGCCCTTGCGCTTGTGCCGTTAGTTCTATCCCAATAAAATAAGCCAGCGTCACGAGGATTGATGATTAAGTCTTCGCCAAAGTTATCGTGTGAGTAAATTCTTAGTTCTACTTCTGTAGTCAAGCCACCAGATGCCGCTATGCCCCAGCCGGAAAAGTCATTGCTTGCATCAGCATTTCCAAGAACTAAAGTTACGATTGACCCGTTATCGTGTGCCGCAGCAGTGGTGCCCAGATGCCCTCTTGTACAGCCTGTTAAAGTATTTGTAGACACACCACCAACAAGAATAAGTTCTTCGTCAATAATAATTACATCACTGGCAGATATACCTGTTCCGCTTGCTACATCTATTGCATCTTCTGAGTTATCTATAGCTTCGGCAGCAGTTGTACTAAGAGCATCGCTTGTTGCCCCGCCCCATAAACCTGCGCCCCAGCCTGTTCCTCCAACTGTGGTGTCTAAGCCGGTGTTGATTTGGTACTTGCCAACAACACTAGAACCCCCGTTACCGCTGTCAGAGCCATTGGCTGCTGCCGCCACAGTAATCTCGTATTGATTAGAACTAATAAGTTTTTGTATTTGGTACTCTTGATTTAAGACTGCCGCTGTTACAGTGCCACCTAAACTAGCTGCTCCACTAAAGGTTACAAAATCAAACTCGTTTGCTCCGTTAGCTGAGTCAGTAACAGTTATTGTTGTTGAGCCATTAGTTGCGGCAAAGGTTACATCACCTGCGGATGTTGTGGACCGAAGGGGAGTAATGTCGTTAAAAGACTGACCCTCTTCAATATAATATTTAAAGTTGGTGCCAATACCAAGATAGTTAGAGCCATCTAGTGCCACCCAGTTATGAAGAGCACGAGCAGAGCCAAGATATGTAGAGCTAGAATATTTTTCCCAACCACCTATCTTCTCAGGATACCCAAGACGGAAGCGCACCTTGTCACAATCGCGCCACCCACCTTCATTAGTATATGAGGTTAAGTCACGATTTATGCCCGGTCTAAACTGTAACTTAGTTAGCGGCATTTTTAGTAATACTCCTCGACTAATACCACACCTGCACCGCCAGCGCCTCCGTTTTTGCTGGTCGCAATACCATTACTGGTAGCGCCGCCGCCGGAACCCATAGTTCCGCTGAGACCATTAGACCCTCCTTGAGGCACAGGGCCGCCAGAAAGCAAAGAAGGACCACCTACGCCAAAGCCGCCGCCGCCGCTTAAATTTAAATCTCCATTAGAGCCAACGCCCGGAGCGCCACTCTGCTTGCCCGTCTGACCGCCGCCAGTAGCCCCGCCGCCGCCAGCACCGCCCGTTGCCGAACAAAAACTTCCGAAAGAGGAAGTGCCGCCAGTGCCGCCGTTTCTGCCAGAATTACCTGATGTGTTTACTCCCCCAGAACCTCCGGCTCCAACAGTGACGCTGGCAGTAGAAGTCCCTGTAACATCTATATATTTGATAGCCGCCCCGCCGCCTGCCCCCGGAGCGGATTGACCGCCATCGGTGCCGTTTGGAAGGCTAATCCCGCCACCGCCGCCACCGCCGCCAACTACGGTGACCTTAACAGTTTTGCAGCCCGACGGCCTGTTCCATGTTCCGCTGCTAGTAAACACTTGCCTTGTAGGAGGAACTGCCGAAGTTAAAGTTGTATAGCTAAAACTACCATCTCCATCAGAGGTGACAGCCTGCCCAGCGGTGCCATTACCAGAAATGTTTATAGCCGCCGCACCAACAGCGTTATCAGCGATAGCCGCCGCACCAACAGCATCGTCAGCAATCAAAGCCGCAGTGATAGCGTCGTCTGCTATAGCGGCGGTAACTACTGCATCATCTGCAATTAGCGCAGAAGTGATAGCATCATCGGCTATCTTGGCGGAAGTTACTGCATCATCTGCAATGGACGCTGTACCAATGCTACCAGCAGAAGCAACTGGCTTAATCTCTGCAACCGCCGCGCCGGAACCTGCGCCATCTGCATAGATAATAGCCTGCGCTCCATTGGCAATAGTTACGTTAGCGCCGGAGCCTTGAGAAAACACAGCGCTTTGACCAGAGCCATTAGAAACAAAGTAAAGCTTCTCTTGGTCATTAGGGGAAATAGTGATTGTGTTTGTGCCAGATGGAGAGCCTGCTAGTACAAGAACCTTGTTCATGCCGTCAGTTACTGTGCCATCGGTTGTAGTCAGAGTATGTGTTGTCCCTGACAACGTGATACTTACTACCCCGTTTAAGGCTGTGTCGATAATATCAAAGTTACGATTGGAGGTCGTGCCCCAGGTACCAGCCTGCTCGCCGGTTCCAATCTTCTCAATGCCCGTGTTGCCTGTATATGTACTAGCCATTTAAACTACCTTCTCTGTCCACTGCTCTATTGTACCACTAGCATCAATTTGTGTCCATGTATCACCAGTATGAACTATCTGTGTCCAAGACTCTGGGTTGGCTCCTGCATTTATAGGCTCCCACAACAATCCGCCAGCGGATGTTTGTGTAAAGCTAAAGGACATACTAGAGGTTCCTAAGAAACGAAACCCACCAAGCGCTGATAACGTGAAGTCAGACAGCATATCAGACACACCTGATACAAGCAGGCCACCGTTTGATGTTTGCGTGAAGCTAAAGTCCATCGAGGAGACTTCAGTTCGCACTCTTGTCTGAGTCGTTGTCTGCGTGAAGCTAAAGTCTTGAGTGGAGCCTGTTATCTGGACCCTTGTTCCTACGGAGTCTTGCGTGAAGTTCGCATCCTGAGTAGAGGTGCCGACAAAAATACCGTTAGCCGCCGCCGTTTCGGTAAAGCTAGATACTTGAGTAGAGACCCCTTCAAAAACCTCAATACCAACGGCTGTCTGCGTGAAGTTCGCATCCATAGTTTGTGAGGCGGATAGAACTAGGCTTGGCGTGGCTGTTTCAGTAAAGCTGAATATAATATCTGTAGCGCCTACAAGAACGCCTACACCGATAGAAGCCTTACTTGATGTTCCTATCATCTCGGCTTCACCAGAAGCTATGAAGATAGCAGGAGTTGTCTGCGTAAAGCTTGCGTCCATAGTCTGCACGGCAGGAAGAACAATCCCCTGCGTGGCTATTGGCTGTTCAGATATGGACGAGACAGCAAACATCAGTCAGCATCCGCGATTGTCAACGTGCCAGCCGCAACCTGACGCATGATTTCTGCGTAGTCTGTGTTGTCAATAGACATTGGGGCAGACCATGTTTCACCATTACTGTAAGTGACTATTATCGCTATATTTGTACCTTCAAAAGAATAATACTTTGCTGAAGAAATTTCTTTATAGCTTTCCATCATTATAACTCCGCACTTAAATCTATATTTGCATCTGTAGAACTTGCGTACATTATCTGAATGTAGGCACCTTGTCCCTGAGTTGCGCCACTCATTGTCATGTTTACCCGCATGACATGACCATTTCCTGTTACTACAGGAGAAGAAAAAGCCTTTGCAACACCACCTAAAACAACCTGCCCCTGTGACACATTGCTAGTTACATTGGAGGCTATACTAGGTTGCGCTCTCATCGGAACTGGTGTGGTATATTCTCCTAGATAAGAAGTAGAAGCATAGGCTACGCCTGAACCAAAAGTAGCAAATTGTCCATCTCCCCCAGAAGTAGCACGGAAAAAATATCTAAGACATTTCTGCAAAGTTTTCGCATAGCTTTCGTGTTCAAACGGCGTGGCTACATCGCCTATTTCAAGTTGGATGCCTGTGATGTAGAAGTTGTTGCTAGTGCTATCTAGCCAGTTTACCTGATTAGATGTAGAGTAAAAACCAGACGCTGACCAAGTGTTGTTGGTAGAGTTGAAGTTACTGCCCCAAGCTAGACCCCAGTGAACCTCTATTCCAGCACCATTACTGTCAATAATAGCGCCCGCACTGCTTGTAATAAGCGTTGTGCTTCCTGCTGTAGGAGTTACCGTGATGGTTTTCTTTTCCCAAGTGTTCGCAGAAGATATGGTATATTCAACAGGGCATCCATAAGCTGTTCCACCACCAGCATGTTTATATATAGCAATGGTGTATATGCCAGTCTTGTTGGACTTAACCCAAAATGATAATGTAATAGTCTTAGCGTCAGATGTCCCATAGTTCAAACGCTGAAGGTTTTGACCTTCAATGATTTGAGACATCGTAGCTATCTCTGCTGCACCTATACTTGAATCAGCGGTGGTGCAAGCGAGTTTAATTGACTTAGAGAAACCTTGACCTGCTGGAACGTCACTGGATTGTTCGCTTGTGTAGGCACCACCAGTTGATTCATAGAATTTCATGCGGTCTACTGTTGAAGTCCCACCATTTGGAACAGCAACTGCACTTGTTCCTTTTTGCGAAACAGCCATCGCACCATTGATAATCAGGTTCTTATCACCCTGCGCCTGACCTGAACCAATCAGTGCGGCTAGTTGTGCTGCTTTACTCATGCGAGGTCTCCAAATACTGCTGAACAGGTGCTTTTATCATCTTGATTTCCTGTGCCTCTGTTAAAACCTTCTATTTCATAATTAGATGTTGACCGTGCCGCATTGTTAACAATAACACTTG